TGTTGTTGATAAGATGACGGGTCTTAAAGATCCTGATGATAGAATGATTGAGGTCTTAGAACTGTTAACTCCAACTCCAGTTAGAACTGTAGAACCTGGAAAGTTATATTTGTTTGTTTACAATGCTAAGACACCAAATATTACATTCGATCAGAATCCTTTCATAGCAGTAACAGATGTATTTCAGTGGGGATTCCGTGGATTCAGTGCTCACTGGAGAGAACCAAGACAATACACTTGGGCAGAAGTTGGTACGGATGTTTATGAAATCTTCCGCTCTGAAGTAAATGATGTATTAAGATTGTCTCTTATGAATAAGCGTCTAAATACTTGAAAAAGTGCTGCCATAAATGGCTAAGAAAAAGAAGTCCAGCAAAACACCCATGCGTTATCCATTATCCGCATTGAATGTGGATGGGACTGGGAACAAGCAGGACATGCTGTATATAAAAATATTTGAGCGTGTTGACCGCGATATCTTAAGTGATGCTATCTTTAGAAGAGGAAGAGTACTACAGAGAGACGCAAATACTAAACTTCCACTTGTAGATGCTAATGGTGAGCAACTAGGAATAGAAAGAATTGTAGGAATTAATGCCTTACAAAGAGTTGATGCTCACTTTAATAGATCTGGGAATATAGCAAAATATGAAAAAAATGCTCGCTATATCTACTTACCAATTCCACAGGTAATTACAGATAACACCTCTGTAAGTTATTCTCAAGATACTCTAAATCCATTACAAGTTGTTGGATTAAAAGCAGCATCTGAAGCTATTGATGATCCTGCTGGAGCCTTAAAAAAGGGAGTTGAAGCAGCGCAAGAATTAATTAAATCTTCAACGAATATTAATACTGGAACTGCAAAATTAATCAATACAGTATTATCAGGAACAGCAGTTAATCAACTTGGTGGTAATGTAAACGCTACCTCATTAATTACAAGGTCCACTGGTCAAGTCTTACAGTCCAATATGGAACTATTATTTGATGGACCAACTCTTAGATCATTCCCATTCGTCTTTGACTTCACTCCAAGAAATCGTGACGAAGGTCAAATGGTAATGAAGATTATTAGAACCATCAAACAGGCAATTGTTCCTAAGAATGGAAATAATGGTGTTTTCATTAATTCACCAGACTTGTTCCAACTCCAGTATATCACTGCTGATGGGCAAGATCATCCATTCTTGAATAAGTTTAAGATTGGAGCGATGAGTGACATCTCAATCAACTATGCCGCTTCTGGAACTTACGCAACATATGCTGATGGAACACCAGTTCACATTCAAATGTCATTAACATTCAAAGAACTCAATCCAGTTTATGCTGAGGATTACGATACAGGAAACTACGGACCAACTGTTGACTCAAATCTGGCATTTAAAGACTTTGGAGTAGGAGGTGTAGGATTCTAATGGGTTACTTCAGAGAACTACCAAACGTTTTATACCAGTCAAACCTTCTTCACAAGGTATCATCACAAGAGTATATTGCGGTCAAGAATCTTTTCCGTAAAGTAAAGGTTCAAGATTGGATTCTAGATAATGTTTCTTTCTTTGAGAAGTATAAAATTGAAGAAGGTGAGAGACCAGATACTATAGCAGAAGATTATTATGGTTCTCCCGATTATGATTGGATTGTAATCTTGACTGCTGGCATCACAAATATAAAAGAAGAATGGCCCCTGAGTAATTACGAATTATATAAGTACGTTGAAGATAAGTATGGAGCAACTGAAATCAACAATATTCATCACTATGAAACAATCGAAGTTCAAGATAACAGAGGAAGATTAATATTACCTGCTGGTCAAGTAGTTGATCAAGGATTTACAATTCCAACTCCATATGATGCGTCAGCAACGAACTATTATGTTGGTGTAAGACCAAATAGTGACAACGTTGATTATAGATCAGTGAATAGCAATATCAATCCTGTAACTGGTGTTTCTAACTATGAATATGAAGTCAGAAAAAATGAGGCAAAGACGGAAATCAATTTAATGAAACCATCTTACCTCCAGCAGTTCTTGAATGATATGAGAACTTTGATGAATTATAAATCTAGTTCTAAGACAGTAGATAAGAAATTAATCACTACTGAGAATACTAGACTTATCGAACCATAAAAGTTCTAGTTTCTTATCAAACATCATAACGTATCGGTGCTTGCGGGAGCGGTCACGCCATTCTCCCTCAGCACCTTTTGTTTTGCCTCTTGAATGCTTGGTGCCGTCTGAATAGTAGAAATCTTTTTTAGCGTCTGTAAGCCCACAATATTTAAAGTTACAAGCGCGATAAATTGTGCCGCCATGAAAATCGCTATCAGCGTAAGATATGATGGCTCTGACTCTAGTTTCTTTTCTGAGTTGCTTGATGCATCTCGATACAAACCACGATGTAATATTGTACTCACTTTTTTGTGTGTCAGGGTGGATGCAAAGTCGTGAAAGTTCAAATAGTCCTTCTTGCTCATTTCTCTCTAGACCAAATGCTCCTTGTGCTATTTCTGGAACAGGGAGTCCAGTAAAAACACAGACTCCCCTAATTCCACCAATATTCAGTGGACTAAAGTCATTATTTTCATAAAGACCGTAGTTGTATCCACTCTTAAATCCTTTAGAAAAGTCCTTAAGATAATGAAACCGCAGAAGTAACTCTGCGGCTTCGGATTTACTCACACGGTCAATGTGGTAATTTGATTTCACTTGAATAAGAGATTAATATATGCTGCCACCACTAAGAGAGTGAGACAGATCTGATTATACTTCACTCTTCAGCAAGACGGGCGAAATAGGACAGGGCGTCATCTTCATCATCATCACTAGAAGAAGAACTAGAAGTGACAAGGTTTTCTGCGTCAAAGTCACCAGGGTTAGAAGTCACTGCTGGAGCAGTACCACGACGCTCTGCTTCAAACTGGCGCTCTTCCATAACAGACTCTTCGTCTTGGAAGCGAGGAGTACCCTTGTTACCCAGAACATAGTCCAGGCGCTTCTTCAGGGTGTCATAGTCCTTGAACTGGTCAGCAGCAACGAACTCTTGGAGAGAAGATTGCTTCTTCCAGATTGCTTCCATTGCGTCATCGTCATCCAGAAGAGCAGAAGGACGTGCGAACTCAGAAGAGTCATAGTTGCGATAACCAGCAACGTTCTTTGCCTTCAGTTTGAAGTTAGCACCTTGCCAGAAGTCAAACGGATCGATTGCTTCCTCATCTTCAAACTCAGGTTGCATGGCAGCAGTGAGTTTGTCAAAGATTTTCTTGCCATACTTGTACAGCATGACACGACCTTCATTCTGAGGATTAGCAGGGTCTTTCACAACATAGATGTTGCTGATGTAAGTCAGTTTACGCTTCTGCTTACGAGCAGCATCTTTACCTGCGTCAGTGCCATTGTTCCACAGCATGGAGTTGTACTCAGACACAGGGTCTTTCTGACCCAGAGTGGTCAGAGAGTTCTCGATGTACCAACCACCAGGACCTTGGAAGGCGTGGGAGTACAGTTTCACGAAGGGAAGATCTTCGCTATCGGGGGCGGGAAGGAAACGGATAACGGCATAACCATTGCCGCTCTTATCACACTCCAGTTTCCAGAAACGGTCATCAGAAGAACCGCCACCGTTGTTATTCATTTTTTCGACTTCCTTGACCAGTTTTTGAGTCAGGGAGCCCAGCTTGGATTGCTTTTTAAGGTCTGCGAAAGACATTTGGATACCTCGGATTGAGTTGGATTTGTTGGATGCTTGGATATTATAGCGAAAAAACCCTCAGGCGTCAACGTATTTTTTGAGTGCCTCGATGGTTGCATTCATACTATTAAAAAGCATGGTCATGTCGGTCTCAGGTGGGAATCCCATCATAGCAACCGACTTGCGGAGATTCTCTTTCATTTCGATTGCTTTAGGATCGTCTGAAAGAGATAGTCTAGTATACATCACTCTTTGCTTTTCTAGCAAGTCAGAGAGAATTTCAATATGTTCAAGTTTATCTTCTTTTGGCATCATACCAAAATTGAAGAGAGAACCATAGATTCTCTCCTGAAGATTATTAATTTCATTCAGTTCATCCTGAATGATTTCAGAATCAAAAAAATCACTCATGTACTAATTCCCGCAATATCTTTTTATACTTGAATACATCAATATTTATGAAAGGACTATATTTTTTTACTTTAAGACTGACGGTTTCCCACACTGGGTCGTCTAACTTTTTATCAAAGTTTTTTGAAAAATGGAAAATTTTGTCCCAGATTATGAAGTTTTCTAGAGACAATCTCCCGCTTAGATATTCTTTCAGAATAATCGGGTGACCGCTGGAACAGTTGAATAGATTCTCTAATTCGTTCTCCAAGAACAATTCGTTGCTTTGCTCTTTGAACAAGTAAGTCGAACTCTGTTTCCGCTTCTTCCATTCGGCGTAAGTCCTTTCGCCAGAATTGATAATTTCTCCAATCCATAAATTTTGCGGGTTGTTAGCAGCAGAAAAATTAGATACTAAAAAATCAACGACCTCTTCATCAGAGTATTTGCGAGAGGTCTTCTCGAACCAATACTTGTCTTTCCTCTTATTGAAAGAGGTCACACTAGCACGGGTTTTTGCTCCGTATTTGAAGAAGTCGTATTTTGGATTTGTGAAGTGATTTTTGAGCGACAAATAATGTTGATAAGTTTCAAAGGGTGTCACTTTCATAAAGGCAGTTTTGCTCTCGAAGTTCTCTTCATAAAATTGAGTCTTGTAGCATCCCACTTCAGTTTTTCTTTCAGTGGTTTGGATACAAGCTTCGTTACAGAGTCTACCTCAAGTTCATTGATTTCGCAATAGTGTACGATAGCATCAATGTAATTAAGATGTTCTTCCACAACAATCTTCTCAATTTCCATAGCGAACTTGGAGGGAGTCAGGAATTTACTCTCGATTGCCTTTTCTAATTCTTTATTCGGTTCCATAGAGTTCCAGTTTATCTCTAACAAACTTTCCAATGTATTCTGTGAGAAGTTTGATGTACTTTGATTTGTTTCGTTCTTCATAGACGACGCATTCTCCATTTTCACAAGCCATGATGATTACAAGTTTTTTGACTGAAATTCCAGTCAGTTCGTACAGCATACAACCATATGCCATGCACTGTACAAAGTAGTGGTCAATCCACTCTCTAGGTTTTGGTTTTTTTGATGTCTTGAAATCGATTATAGCTAACTCGCCGTCATATTCAGCGATACAATCAACAGTCCCCGCTACACCCAATTGTTTGCTATACAGGGACCCTTCAAGGGCGTAAATATTATTTATACGATTTAGATTTTCTTTGGAAATCTTAAATAGAAAATCAGAGATAGGTTGAACAGTTGGAAGTTCTTCATTCTTGAGAAAATGTTCTACAAGAGTATGCATATCTGTACCACGACTAGTTGCCTTTTTCGTGATACGATCTGCTTCTTCATTACCAACTCTTTTACGCCATTTGACAAAGATTTCCTTATTAAAATGACTGGTCACCGAAGTGATGGAGACCAGTCGGAGGAGTTCTTCTTCGTCAGGGACCGAATAATATCTTACCCCATCGATGGTTTCCCTTTCGAGTTTGGGTAAGTTTACGTCAACATGATTAAACATCAAAAACCAGATTCCATTTTTGCGATAATGTATTCTTTGACGAGTCCTGAACGAACAATATCGTCAACACCAAACTCAATTATATCAAACGAGTCCATTTTACGCAAGATGCTAAGGAAATCAATGATTCCATTCTTTTCCTTATCTTTTTGTAAGTCGGATTGACGTGCGTCACCACAGAAACAAATCTTGGTATTCTCACCAACACGAGTGATAATAGAATCTAGTTCGTGGAAGTTTAGATTCTGAAACTCATCGACAATCACAATAGCATTGTCAAGAGTAGTACCACGAAGAAATGAAGTGGACCAGAACTTAATAGATTCCTGAGATTTCAGGTTTCCATACAGCATCTCAAAGTCAGCATCAGAAGGCATTTGGAACATATACTTCACCATATTCTTATAAGGAATCTGGTAAATGTCTGCCTTATCTTCATGGGAACCAGGCAAGAATCCAATCTCTCTGGTTGCTACAAGCGAACGTACA